GTTAATATGGATGTTTTTACACCATCTGCAATCATCTGCATAAATGCCGTATCCACCTTTACCTGTGGTGTTGTCAAAGGTGCAGTCTTCTATTAGTACGCCATCGATGTAATCATAAAGTGCAATTGACTGATAACCACCAACAAATGTGCAGTTGGTCACTTTAAAACCCGTCTTCTCTGTGGATGTACCCACAAAATGCAAATGGCGACCAGAATAAGGCTCTAAATTTTTCATTTTAAAGATAATGCCATCGAATTCGGAGTATTTAGTACAAGCAATACCGTTTTTCCAAGCAGTATCTCTGCCCCCGGTGGTATCGTTATCGGTTATGATTATTGCGTTGTGCCCTTGCCATTTCACCGGTACGGTAAAAACTAATGCAAAATCTGCAGGAAGCGCCGGTGTGCCATAATTCAATATGCCATAGTTTACAACAGGATTAATTAGGTATTCACCGTCAGGGAAAAAAACTGTGCCTCCGTTTGCAGCATCGGTCGCTGTCTGTATTGCTACTGTATCGTCGGTTACCCCATCACCCTTTGCGCCGAAAGACTTTACATTGACTACGTTTATAACGTTGAATGGTACAAAATCGCTCCCGTTAAAACGTTTTATTTCGCTTCCAGTCGGATTAATCCAAACCATGTTTTTAGTCGGATTATCAGGATGCTCAGAACTAGATATTATGTAATTTTTTGATCTATTGTTTCCCTTAATATTTTCACTTAGAATTCCCGTTGTACCCGCAGGGACAGTAATAGTAGTAAGTTTTACCGCACCATCAGGCAAAGTTGGGGCAGATGGATTCGATGTAGCCGTACCAGCAGCATAAGCTACCTGACCGCCAGAATTAACGTAAACCAAGTCAATCCTCGGCAACAACGCGTCAGCTGCTAAAATCGCCAACGCCGCTATTGCCGCAATTACAACCCTCTTTCCACTCGTCATGTGTACTATACCCCCTTCGACATATACTGACATATCGGGAGTATTCTGCGCCGAGACGGTAAGTCCTTCTATTACTCCGTAGCCGGTGGATTCGGCCATAACAACATTGGCAGGTGTTGACCATTGCCCACTTTGAAAAACTTTATCCCCTTCGGACGGATCGTAATATCTTACATTTTCTATGTAATCAGTCGGCTCTTGCTCAGAAAAATCAACAGTTCTCAACCGGTTTAGTTTGCTATAGATATCTGCGATACTGTCCTTTACTTTATTAAACCCCGTCTTCTTCCCGTCCCCAGTCTGACTTGTGTCAAGCTGGTTTACACCAGGTCCCCAATTAGCCACGTCCAATCACCGCCGTTTCTAGCCGAATTTGATCAAAAATAAAATCAGTTGAGCTAGTTATGCTCAACTGCAGATAGGGGACTCTTATTACATTGCTTTCACCGTGTTCTACCTGGTCATCGTCCCAGATAAGGCTATCATCGTTGCATATTAACTCATCATCATTGTAAATTAGTTGATCGCCTGTCAGTTCAACAGGAAATGATATCCCCGAAATTGATATATCCAAATCACCCGGATGGTTGTTTTTAACGACAGCCGCCAGGCGTTTTACTAAGAAATCGTTAAATCCTTGATACTTCTTACCAACAGCTTCAGCAAAAACCGGAGATTCATTATCGTATTGGTATTCCCGGCTCATCCAATACAGACTAGCTCCTTGGGCGACTACGAGACTGTTTTCCACTTCAATGATGTCAGTTATGGCCGCATCAAAACGCCAAAAAGTAGCCGCACCATACAGATAATGGTACACCAGAATCAACGGCAGCGCGTTCGGCTTAATAATAAGCTGTTTGCGGCTTTTCAGATTCCGAATCCAGGCAGTGTTTGGATCGATATTTTTGGCTAACCACTCTCTGATTTTAGGCGCAAAAACTTGCTGCCTGACATCGCCGTATCCCTGCACCCCGGATAGTTCCATGAGGCCTGACGTACTGAGAAATACTGCCGTATTCCCAATCTGCACTGCACATTCAGCATTGGCGGCGGTGTATTCTTTGGTAACCTCTACTACTGACCAGTCAGGATATTCCGATATCACCCGATAAATACCGAATGTCCGAAACACGGCTAGGTCAGTAAGTAACGGTACTACGGTCATGATATCGCCGGATTCCTTGTAGGCGACTTCTAGATCCTGTGCTTGCATGGCGTTGTTGCTGTCCTCTACCCAAGCTTCATTGCTGTCAGCGTCGCCGACTGAGGAGTAGCGTATATAATCCTGTCCGTCTTTGGATATGACCAGACGTCCAAAGCGGGAGAATACCATATTGCATTCCGGTGAATCCGCTAGTGTAGTCAGGGCATGGGCCGCGACCACCTGCAGTTTGCCACCGCTTGCTACATACACCTTGCTATCCCAGTAGCAAAACGCGGGCGATTCAAGACCGGAAAGTTCCCCTAGATCAGTGTAACTATCATAGTCTACAAGATACAAGTGTGTTCCAGCAGTCGCATATATAAAGTGATTCTCTGGATGGTCCCACGTTTTTCTGATTATTGCCGGCAGAGTAACTACCGGACTACCCAGCCTGGGACGCGACTGCAGCCGGCCTGTTTCCGGGTCAAGCTCCACATTCATACCTTTGGCCAGTTCATTGGCGGCAATGGCGTGCGCCGGGTCAGAGAAGTTAACACCGCCGCGAAAGTCGCTAAAATCCATGGTATCTTGTTGTTGATGTTTCGATGATCGTCGCAACCTTATCACCACCAAACTAAGTAAAATGCAGAATGCAGCGAGCCAGACCGGGGCTGCTGCGTGATTCCAATGCATAACCGATTTTAAAGTATTTAAAAACATCGACGTCGCCGTAATAAATGGGAAAATCTCTATCATCAGCCGGTATTACCTCCACATCCTGAGCGATCGCCTGACCGGCAACGTAATCAGTGTCTCCAGTAATAAACCCTCTGGCCCATTGTCCCCGGGTCACACTATCAGAGAAATACACATCAGCAATTCCGTTGACAACTACCCAGGCTTCCTCGCCATTCGGCACACCGCCTTCATAAAAAACGCCGATAGGGTTTGATTTATCCTGCGTAGCGAGGATTACCGCGAAATCAGTGTTTTCATCCGCACAAACAATATACCCCTTGCTGCTCACAGCACTAGTGTTATTGACCATTTTTACTGCAATGCCGCCTTCAACAGTCATCTTTGATTTAGGACCCCGTATCTCTTCGACGACGGCAAGACTTTTAGCTGAAAAATTTTGATTATTGTCTCCAGCAAGCTTTGCCTTTTCAACTTCCAATCTGTCAGCTTCTTTGTCAGATGTTGCGTAATAGCTTTTACCGCTATTATCCTTGATCTTAGGACTATTTTTCATCTTTTGAATCATCATATCTGTGTGACGCATTACTTACCACCCTTGGCAGCCGCTACTACCTGTTTTAGTTCAGCAACCAGTCTTTCATCTTGTGCCGTGTCATATTCATCACGGTTCAAAGCATATATGGCTGCTAACTGAATCAGGATATTAATATCTATGTCATTGAATGGTATAGTGTCGGAATCGCTATTTACGGACTGTTTGGTTGCGAAATAACGCAAAGTTACCGAAGTGCTACCATCAAGAATTTCAAAATTTAAACCAGATTGGTATAATGGATATTTTCCGGCCATCCTTACATAGTCAGAAGGCACCGTTTTACTTGTTGATGTTATTGTCACCGTATTAATAGAACCCGGATCATTCATTGTAATCAGTTCAGAACCCAAAAAGGAAATTGAATCATTCAAATACTGGACAAGTTCATCGCGCTTCCAATTCACGCCGCGTGAATCAGAAATTCTATCACGCAGCTTTGTTAAAAACTCAGATACAATCATAATCCACCTCACACACAAAACGGCATTTTCCGCTGCATATGGCTGTATTTACGTCGCTGCACCAGGTTAGCTATATCGTTATTTATCGGCCTGCCATCAATTTTGTTGCAGACAACGTCTACTAAATAGTCGACAAAGGTATCCGGTACCGGTAATACTTCTTCCATGTTCATTAGTTTCGCAAACGAGTGATTGTAATAGAGCGCAGCCTCTTTACCGATCACATACAGTTTGCCGTCAGTAATCCGGTACCCAAATTCGTCCAGCCTTCTACCAGCTGAATAAGGTTTTAGAATATTGCTATTTGCGACAACAGCTATGGGCCTTTGAAAATTGGCTGGCAGCTCTGCGTAACCATCATTATTGACCGGCAGTACAGCGTCTTTTTCAACAAGATCACTGTTCATTTCGCACAAACTGTTGTTAACTTGCCGAATGGCCAAATTGATCAGTACCAGCATCTCATAGTCACTGATTTTTATTACTTGCAAATCGTCAATTCCTACGCGAATAAGAATAGAAAGTTCTTTTGCGGTCACCTTCAGTCACCCCTTACAGATTCTGAGCAACTTTAAATTCTGGATAGAGTTTTAAAAACTTCTTGAAATTCTTCATAAATTCCGCTTCGTTTCCGGCTGCCCGGGCTTTTCTGGCTTCCATCAGCCAGGGATTCCATGCCCACATCCAATTTGGGATAATGGCCGCGCATTGCATGCCCCGGTCACCAGTAAAACCGTTCGAATGGTCACGGTATTGTTTTGCCAACCGCATAGCCGGAGTCATATCCATGACATTAGTAAGCAGATAAGTTCCGTTTTTCTTTCGCTCTAATTGTTGATGTAAAACCGCCATATTCCCTCCATCATAGATAGGAGGGAGCTTAACTTAGCTCCCTTCCCGGTTTTGTATTATTAGCCGCGAGTAGGTTTAATGTTGGTTAACGCGCAATTGGCCAGTGGGGCACGGCACATGAGAGTTACCCAGCTTTCGATAAATGCCTCAGTGTAAGTACCCTTTTTGGCAATGTTATCCGGCTCATGAGTACGGTCAAACCATGAAATACCCCAATGCTGCATTTCAAGAATATCAATTCGCGTGTTGTTTTGCAGCCGATGGGCAGTAAGATCAATAGTGCCGAAGTCGGTAATGTAAGTGTCCGTTACTTCCTGCATTTCCTTTTCCTTTTGGTTACGGTTCTTTTGGTTTCCAGTAGGTACGAAAGTAGAGAACCGGCGTTTGTTCCTACCGGACACAATAGCTGTATCAGGACGGCCACCACGATTAAAGGCATATTCCATTGCATAGTTAACATGGTCAGTAGTATAGGCTGTGTTGCCGCAATCGACTATGTTTTCCAGATATACGCTATGATCACCGGTACCGACATCAGCAATGTTAATTACATTGGTATTTTTCACTGCATCTTCGATTGTGGGAAAGATTTTAAACGAGTTGTCATCCACCTTATTAATGAAATACATCTCGTCAGCCGTAATCACAGCCGGCAATGTTTCCGTAGAGGTAAACATGACAAACATGCCAGTACGGAAACCGTGGTTAGCGCAAGTCACAATATCGGTATCAGCAGCAAAAGTGCAGGTTTTTGAATTGCGCTGCATGAAAAAAGGAATGCCACCTAGTAAATTGGAGTCTGAATTACTTGCCGCAAGGTTTTGGGTGGAGTTTTTCATTAATGCAAGCTCAATATCATTGGCATGCTGCCGGAACAACTTCTCTTTTTGGTAGTCAATTTCGGACTCGACACCCTGTTTCTTACGCTTTTCTTGAGCATCAGTAACGAATACACTGGAAAGTACGTGCTGGCAATAATTTTCAAGTCGGACACGCGGCGCAGATTCAACAGAAGTGAAGTCCACTTTTTCAGGATGGGCATTTTGTTGCGGAGGTTGGAGGCTATCAGTCATCCAAATCTTGGTCAGATCAATTGCGTCCTCATCTTCCTCCAAGTTGGTTAAGAGGTAGGTATTATCGGGGTCGATGTTACGAATAATTTGGGACCAGTCCTCCACGCTGCCTTCAGCAGTGAATGTATAGGACTGAGAAGTTGGTGCTGTCATCTATTTACACGCTCCTTTGATTTAGATTGACATGTTGGGTTAAAAATACTGCTCGTTCCCGCTTCGACATGCCGCGAAGTTGGGACCAGTCTGTAGGTTGTTTAACAGGGTTTTGGCCCTGTCCACCGTTTTCCACTACCGGGGGCTTAACGGACGGCTTCTGCTGTACCTGTTGTGGTGTCATAGGCACACCGTTTGCTTTTGCGTAATATTCCTGTCGAGTCTCGCTATAAAAGCCTTTCAATAGATCAATATCCCCATCGACAAGCCTTTGTGCCTTTAACCGCGAAATAGCATCCACAATAGGTGCTGCTTTGCTGAACGACATTTCCTGTAGCTTAGTGCCCATAAGTTCATCAATGGCGTTATAATTCGGGTCTTTTGTTGCTTCGGCATATTCTGAATTGAAACGGTTCGTAAGCTCCTGTTGCTTCTGCACTTCTTGCTGCTCCTGTTGCAGCTTAGCCTGCTCACTTGTCATTTGGGTTTGGACATGTGACATGATACGGTTAACTTCAATTTGCAAGGCCGCTCTTTGCCTCATATCATAATCGTCATAGTCCTCAGTTCCAAACATCTTTTTGACATTATCAGTGGCTAATGCCAAGACATCATCAACGTACTGCATTGGATTAGGTGGCGACTCCTGTACAGATGGATTTTCCGATTGCGGAGGTGTAACTGCTTTATTAATAATCTGCTGCAGCATGTCCCGAATCTCTGTATTTAAGTTGTTTTCACCCCCTTTTGCAGGTTCGGGAATAGTAGGCGGCATAAGCTGTGGATTTGCGGCAGAATTAGGCTCATTCAATTGGCCGGCAGGTTGGTTTATTGCCGTAGGTTCATTTACAGTTGGCTCTTGCTGTGCAGTTACAGGTTTTAACCGGGGCTTACCATTCTCAAAAACCAGCCCCAGTTTTTGTTTTTGCGGAGGCGTAGGCTCCTGATTAGTTGCAGGCTGTGGCGCTGGTTGCGGGTCCGGTTGAGCACTTGGTGCCGGTTGTTGGTCTACAACTGGTGCAGGGCTTGATTCAGGGCTTGCCGTACCATCCGGCATAGGTGGTGTATCATTAAATCGCTGCAACAAAAATTCATTGAATTTAAAATTGGGGGTAGCAGCATCGTTTTGCATGGTTTTTCCTCCTTAGTTGAATTTGGGCATAAAAATAACGGCCTATAGCCGCTTAATTAACGATCTGCCAATCTTCCGCAAGCATATCTACTTGTGATGGATTCCATCCGATAGTAATTGTTCCGTCAGCTGCCTTCATATCAACATGACTTCTAATTTCAACACATTCGTCACATTCTAACAACCTTTCGCCATATAGATGTTTGACTGTTTCCGATTTCAAATTAACTACCGGAACAATACTGCCTGTAGTTAAATAGATGAACATTCCCTTGCCATTCCAACCTTTACGGCATACCTTGAAACCATTTTTCATGGCTTCCACTGCAAACCCAAATGTCATACCATCGGTTTTGCGGTTTGAGTCTTCAAAGATTCCTTTTGGTGACCAAGAAATATATCCATCTTTATATTTCACAAGATAGCCTTCGTCGTTTGGATCTTCATCCTGCGGAATAGTCCATCCTTTGAATTTGTTATAATCGCCCCGCGTCATGGGCTCAGCTTGAATAATTTTAACTCCAATGTACTTATCCATTTCTATTCCCCCATATCAAATTAATTATTGTTTCTTTACACCAATTTCAAGCTTCCACCAAGCTGTCCACGCAACGCTGCAAGCACTTCGTCTAAACGCTGGTTATAGTCATTTACTTTAACTTGAATATGACTAAGCTCCAAATAAACTGTAGTCTCGTTAGGACAGGGCGCCTCAATAGAACCTGAACAGGTTTCAGCTGGTCGCGGACAAAAGACAGTATCTTCAATCTCTGCCAGCAATTTATTCGTACGGTGCAAACTATCACTAATGTCTGCAAGGCATTCGTTAATTCTTCCAGTTGGCATGTCCTTGGGCTCACCGCACTTGGCCCCTAGTAGACTGCTTGTGTCGATTTGCTTCCCCTGTGTTCTGTCATACATTATTTATCCTCTCCCTAAATAAAATTAACGGCTATTCGCCGCCTAATCACTAAAATATTGGACACATAACACGATCATTAATATGATGAAGAGAGCAACTGATTCCCAATTATAATGAGCAATATAAAACACAGTACTCACTCTCCAACCTAAAATAATAATCAACAGGGTATTAGCCTTCTGTAAGGTCCCCTCCCTATTTCTTCTTAGGCTTAAGTTTCTTAACACTCACCGCTACACTCCCACACCGCAAAGCAGATTTACTCATTTTAGCCATGTCACTCACTCCTTTCAGCGATCTTCCCTTGCACTATATCCTGCCTTAACTGCCCGGCAAAGGCATTGGCCGCAAGTAATTTCTGCTTTAGCCATTCAGTATCCCTGTCATTAGGGTCCTCCAACTTGCGGTAAATTCCCTGTTTGTACTCCTCCAGCCACTTGCCCAGGTATTCCTGCACTTGCTTGGCTAACTCCGCTTTGGTTGACTGATCCCGGAGGCGAGTTTCCCGGGGGGTTGGTTTGGGCATTCTGTGTACCTCCTAACGCTTGAATAATCATACTTTTAATTGCCATAAGCAGTTGTTGCGGCGGAATTCCTTGTATTTCAGCACTTACTTGCTGCTGAATTTGCGGAGGAAGCCTCTGTGCGATTTGGCCTAATACCTGTTGGAATTGTTGTGGATCTTGAATTTGAGCTAATTGTTGTAAAATTTGCGGAGGTAAAGACTGGATGACTTGATTTAGTGCGCTATTTTGCTGTTGCTGCTGTAACATCTGCTGCATTTGTGCTGGGTCGGTCAGTAGGTCGTTAATATTCTTGAGGCCCATATTCTCATGCAGCGTCTTAGCAATGTTGTACCAGTTTTGAGGCGTCACAATGCCCATTTGGGTGAGCATCGGGTATAATCCACCAATCAGATTCATAATCATTTGGACTTGAACCTCTTTGCTGCCGGTACCCATGCCGACATTGACATTTAAATCAAAATCTCCAGAAAGTTCTTCCGGGGAAACACGCAGCGAGTCACCAGTTAAGCGGATAATTTGCTCCTGATCGATAAATTTTTGATTGAGTTCGATAAGGAATCGTACAACAGGCAACCAAACAGTTTCCGCAAAAATCCTGGCAATTAGCTTGATGCGCTGGTTGGCTGCACCCATGATTGCCGATATCCCTGTAGCCGTTTTATTGAGCGAATCAGCATCCAAACCCTGGTTATACCGTGTTACACCGGTTCTGGATTCAATCTCTCCCTGGATATTTTCAATCAGTTTAAAGGTTGGTGAGGCAAGTTGTGCGATAGGCGCATGATAAATAGCTAGGCGCGGATCACCTTGAACCGGTATAATCGCATCCCCGTCTAGCATGGCGTCAATATCAACCTTGTTAGCGTCAGCGAACGTCTGCGGGTCATTATTTTTTGCCACATTAATGATAACTTGCCGGGTTAAAGCAGTTTTTAGGTCTTGTAACTGTTCAAGAATATCAGCTAAACTATCATCGGCAACGACTTTATACGGCTCCACAATGCTGCTGAACACAAAAAAAGGCGGCTTTTCGTATGTATTAACCGCTATTCTTAGTGGTGTATCGCCTACGGAATGAACAATGAGCTTTTCCAGTAATCCATCATTGTTATAATCTACGGAAATATAGCTTTCGTAGAGTTCAACGTCTTTTCGCGCTTTCCCCTGGCCTTGTGTACTGCGATATTTCTTAAGTTGTGGATTCTGCTTTAGCTCTAACTGAGTATATTTAACATTTGAAGAGGCTTCCAAAGCCTTTTCTACGTTCTGATAAACGCCTTCCTGTTGCTTGCGCCTCAGATAGTCACCATTAACTATCTTTCTATGACTGACATATTTGGCATCATATAACCTCCGGGCATCCGGGCTAAATCGCAGTTCACTGGCTGGTATATTCTCAAGCACCGGTTGATTGGTTTTGAGGATTATTTCGTCATATTGGACGGCAAATAGGTCACTTGTAGGTACTATTGGCTGAATATCAATGATCTCTACTTTCCCTGCCTGCTCCTCCAGTAAAAGTTGCTGCATCATATCGGCATTAACCATACCTTGCATCCGATTTCGCTTTTCTTCCCGTTTCCAATAGATTTTAGTAGCAGCAAAATTCGACTGCAGCCCCTCTTTCAGAAACCAAAACAGGAACATGAAGCCGTCATTTTTCTTATCAATTTGAAATTTAAGAAGACTTTGTACCTTCTTGGCCGCTGGGTCATCATCAGGCATGGTTCCCTGAACATCAACTGGCTCCTGCGCGCCATAGAACATCTCCATAAGCGCCGGCATAATCCATTCGATAGTTGATTTAACATCCTGGCTGCACCAGTTTGATAGTTCAGATAGCTTCGGAAACTTTTTACGGTAGTGATCAACACTGGCATCAACGATATTTTTTCGCCGCAGGAGTTTTGGCTCAATATCGCTGGTGTAATATCGATCCGCTTCCTCTTTGTCTTTCTTGACTTGAGACATGATAAGCTCTATTTGCTCTTGTGATAGTGTATCTAGGCTAATTTCCTGTTCATCCATGATTTCAGCCCCTATTCCGTAGTTTCCATGGCACGAATCGGAACACCAGCAGTATCGCTTGCAACCCAAATACGGCAATCAGGTTTAACATCGCGTATAAATTCGGTTCCGGCAGCAACAGGATAACCATCCGTAATTGCCTGAGTTGGGCTTTCCAGTACGTAAACCACCTTGCTTGCATCAGACATGTTTTTAAAGCCGACTCCGTTCCTGCCTTTTTTAGCAACGTTTCCTGTACATAGTTCAATCGGTGTTATACCGACAGTCTTTGCCTTACAAAATATCTGTGAGAATGGCATGTTCATGCGATCATCTCCTTTTACATCGCGCCTGATTTGCGCATTTTGGTTCGGTCATGTTTAACCGCAATTAAGTGTCGCATAGTATAAAGACCATACCGGGTACCGTCCACGGCATGGTCATTTTGTTTTAACGGCTTATCTTCACCCCGCTGCTGGGCTTTGATATCCCAAGAATATGAGGACATTTCTTTTATCAAATTCGTGCAGCTTTCATGGATAAAGTATTGACCATCGTTTAACAGGTTACCTACATGCTGAATCCCTTCTAGGACAGCATTGTCGGCTTCTATGACGGTGAATCCGTCCTTCCTAAATTGGGTTATCAATGCACTGGCAGCCGGATCGCAGATTATTGGCGGCCTCTTCCCTTTCGTAAATGCAAGCATGTCCTGCGAATACTCCCCGGTCGTCTTTTGAATGCCAGTCTCCCGGCTCGCGTAATAATACTCTCGGGACGAATAAAAATCCTTACCATCGAATCCTTGCCAAATATAGGCCGTAGGATTACCGGTACCGTGGTCAACAGCAACCCACTCGGTTGCAAATCTATCTGGAACTGTTTTAACGACATGTTTTTCCTCGTTAAACATATCAAAGATCATCCCTTCGGCCATTTTCCATAACCCTTTAATGTATCGGTCGTAGAAAACGCCAAAATACATACGCTTATACCGATCTTTCACCTTCGGGCTAAGCGACAGGTTATCATCCATCGTGAAATGCAGATAGATGCCATTCTTCTCGACAATCTTCTCTATATACTCAACCTTAAACCAGTGATACGGACCAGCCGGATTGCAGTTGAACCAAAGTTTGGCACCTTCGACTGAACAACGAGCCGTTGCCTGATTTACAAAGGATTCCGGCATAAGAGCCACTTCGTCGAATAGCATGCCGGCCAACGTAATACCCTGAATCAAGTCTTGTGACCGTTCATCCTTGCCACCGAAAATGTAGAAATAATTTACTTTCTTCCTGTACCGTATTTCTACCATGTTGTCGTTTCGGTGTTCTTTGACGCGGTATTTCAAGGACTTGAGCATTTGTTTAAGCGGTGCCAAAACATTTCTGCGGAATGAACCAATAGTCTTGCCTGACATGCCCAAATTCTCGCCGTCGAAAGTTTCCATGCCCCACTGGACAAAAGATAGCGACATCGACACAGTCTTACCGGATCGGATAGCGCCATCGGCAATAATAATATCCTTGTCATATACCGGCGAATTGGGTAACCACCAGGTTAACACTTTAAGCTGTTTTTTAGAAAACGGCTCAAACTTAAACGGCGTTACTTTAAGAGCCATTGTCCCATACCTCCGGGACTTTGCCTTTTAAAGCTTCAACAAAATTTTCGCCGCCGTCTGCTTCGGGATCCCCATCCTCACCCTTAAGTTTAGCTATTTCGCTCCGCAATTTATCAATCCGCAACTGCTGTTCTTCCGTAGTCTTTTCACTTCGCAACAGCTCATCATACCGGGCAAGTAGACCGTCTAAAGTTTTCATGGCCACACTTTGAGCTTTCAGTAAAGTTGCGTGCTTGTCCCAGGCAAATTGCAGTTGATATTCTTTTTCCCATGAATCGCTGTGGAGACCACTACTTTCTTTCTCACGCTTTAACACCTTGGTAAGATCATTCTGGTCCCTAACAAACATCAGTCGCTGAGCCCTGGCTATAATACCATACTGCAAGACAATATTTTCCCACAGAATCTCCAATGGACTCTTGATATTGATATCCTCAATAATCTCGCGGGTAAGTTTATCATCAGGAAGAATCTTGGCGAAGAACCCATGTTTCTCGGCATTTTTGTTGCCGGGCAGCGCATACCCACCCCGATTGCCAACAGCATTTTTATTGCCCTTAGGTGGACCATGGCCTTTTGCATTTTTGTTTCCGAATGGTGGGCCTATCTTCTTGGATTTAGTTACGTTATTATTCGCGTGATTAATTACGCTACCGGTTTCGTGATTAATCACGTTATTATTCAGATCCCATTTATCTTGCTTTTTCCATTGGCGAATTTGGGCATCAGAAACACCAATTTTCTCTGCAATTTCAATAAGCGGTATTTCGCCGCCACTATCTTTCCATATTTCAAAAGCTTTATCTCTTTTGGGACTTCTCCCTCTCGGCACTTACAAGGTCACCACCTCCCGGCTCGGTATCGTCACTATTTCAGCACCCCAGTCACCCGGCTACCCTTCTTTCCTCTTGGCAGCGTAGGCGGGTGAACAATGGCTGTAGTTGTTGGCACTGGCTTGGGTTTTGTTTTATCATTCACGGTATCGCCTCCTGTTTTTGGGCATAAAGAAACCGTCCTATTCGGACGGTTTCTTTATTTCTTACCTTGTCTTAAACATTTTGTGATACTTATTGAGAACTTCGTCAAGTTGCTTACTAATTTGCATTACTTCTAAATCTGAAATGCCTTTTTCAAGAACTAACTTATTTAGCACTTGGCGAAGATTCTCAATTTGACTTAATACTTCGTCATAATCTCCCATGTTTTCCCCTCCTTCCCTGATAAAGAACAATTTACCAGGAAAAAATAGAAAATTGTGAAAAACTGATTAGGGGGCATGAAAAAAGAGCCTTGCGGCTCTTGACTCTTACTGCACTATTCTACATCCACACCAAGTTTCACTTTTACAAACTCTTTAAATAACTTCTCAGAATCAGCTATTTGCTTAGCGTCCCTAACGAGTTGGATTCTTTTTCCCATGTCAGAGCAAGTACAATCAAATGGCATATTTTTATTACAAATTAAGCATTTCATTATATCAATCCCCCTCTATGGAAAAATTCTACACAAATCAATATTCTCCTACATTTTGTCAACTTTAAAGGACAAAAATATCATACCAACTAAGTATAACTACTAAAATTGGTGCTTTTTCTTTTCGGGGCATAATAAAAGCGCCCCGACGGACGCTTGGTGTTATTAATTCAGTACAATTTGATTGCAAGTTTTGTGTTTAGGCAAATGTTTTTTTAAAAGACCTATAATGTTTAACACGATAATCAACAATAAAAGGATATCCATAAAGCTATCCAAGCAAATCGCCTCCAAGCTGTATTCTTCCCTACTAAGTGCGATATATACACAAAATTACCGCCAGCGACTTCGAACGCTGGCGGATTGGTTTTATTTTTTCATTGCGTCTTTTAATATTTCCGCAAAAGAAACAGGCGATTTCTTTTTCGTTTCTTCTTTTGCCGTAGTGTTTTGTTTGAAATTTGATATACTTTGAATAGGTATAATTTTTAAATCCATATAAATCGCCCTCCTTGACTTATAAGTTAATTTGTTACAATAATATCGTACTAAAATCCTAGTTTCTTAAGACTAAAGTCCTATGTTTGGATCAATTTTCCTGCAAATAAAAACAGACCCCCCAATTAAGGAAGGTCACTTTGTTCTGTATTTCACAATATATAGTCACATCTCTAATTCAGATTTTAGCACTTGTCAAACCGAAATGCAAGAATACCAATGTTATGTAAATATATCAAGTTGATGTTTTAAGTGCCGCATCCAGACGGTTACCGGAAATCTTTGTCTTACCAGAACTTGCCGCTAACTCCTTATACAACTGAGTAGTTGATTTCTTTTTTGCGGGCTTCTTGCTCCCCTTGCTTTTGCTGCCGCCATTAAGCTTGCTATGTGTAGTTACTAGTGTGCCATGAGTAGTATCTTTATTCCTATCACATGGCAGCTGCTTCTCAAACTCTTCGCGGATCGTAGCCTTATCGCTAACCTCAGTATTAAACGGCCAAATCTCCGTCCCGCAATCCGGGCAGCAAAGGTAAGCATCCTTCTTGTAATATATCATGCTTGACTGGCAGCTAGGCACCGGGCAAAGCATGTCCCTGGGTACGAAGTTATTTCTAAAATCCCCGCAATCCTTGCATTTCTTATGCTCTGCGTGATTAGCACTCCAATAGATACAATTGCCACATCTCTTATTATTCATATGTACCCCACCCCCAAATAATATAAACGGGTAATAGGGCAGACTAGCTGCCCTTTATTTAATCTAACTCATGTCCGCAATATGGACAAAATTTTATTTCATGACAAATTATTTTCTCTTCAAGCGTGTTCATATGCTCAATGTGGTGCCAAAACCATCCATGCCTATTATCTATCAGCAGCGTTTGTATAAATACGCACTCGATATTTTCTATTGCTTTACATTTATGCTCTTTTTCAAAACTCACTTGAACCGGCATATCAATACCCCCGCTCGTCCTTAAGCTCGTCAATCAGATCCCGCACCTGCTCAAAGGTCATATTGTCGAAGTCATAGTTATCCAGGTCATAACCAAGCTCATCAAGTAACTGCTCTGCGTAGCTAATCATCCTGTCTGTCGCTTTGCCTATTATCTAGATCCCCACCCCTCTTCCACTAATTTGTAATAAACCTCTTTTCGGTCTCCACCAATGTCAATTTCTACATGCAATAATTTTGGTGCTCTCGGCCCTGGGCGATAAATCTTTTCAAATACCTTGACGAATTTGTAATGGCTATCTTCGCATTCTTTGGCTTCTTTCCGGTTCTTAAATTCTTGGCCGCATTTACTGCAGTAATAGGTAGTTACAGATCTAACCATCCTGGCGCCTCCCACTCCCAAAGCCGCTGCCGTCCTTTAGCCGGTATCGGATCAATCGAATGCACATTCTCCAATATCCATGCATAGCGTCCAGGAGTCCAGTCACCAAAAGCAAATTCTTGTTCAGTTGGTACAATGTATTTGCCAAAATCAGGGTCGTGTTTATCTTCCGTCATTGATTCCGCTCCAATATTAATGTTTTTGGCAATATCAATGTCCGTTCCTGGATGGTGAACGATGTAATAGCAATCTACTAAATCAACTATGGCAATCACAGCACCAAGGGGTAAATCATTACGGTTTCCATATCCTAGATCATCAAGAGCGTTCCTGATTGGATCTACAAGAGACAAATTCCAAAGTTTACGGTCAAACCTTGCTCCCGCATGAATCGCAATCGGCCCCCGATACTTAGTCGCCCAGTTCCGTGTCTCTATCTGTTTTTTACCGCAGGCTATTAAGCTTGCCCACGGCTGCAGGATTGTTATGGCTTTCATGGCATGTCCTCCCCCTTATTTGTCTTGGTTAGGACTGATTAATCCGCCGCCTTATAATCCCTTGGAGTGCAAGCCTTAATATAAACACAAAGCTGCACCCCGTTTGTCAGACAAACCGAAATCTCATCATCAGCAGTCTGCCTGACATCCTGGATTGCCACGAACCCTGGAACATACTGTTGGGCAAATGCCGGGGCTTGATTTTTAATGGCCGATAATGACACTGGAGCTCCCAGTACCGGCGGCACCTTTCGCTCATACCAGGAAGCCTCCTGGATCTCTTCCTGACAACTCTTCGCGATAGCTGCATCAATGGCCGGTTGTAAATATTCCGGAGGCTGAACATCCCATCGCTTGGCCTGCTTTACATGCCGAACTGCAAATACCGCATTATCCTCCGCATCGATGTCGCCGGTAAACTGAGCAATAGTGACCTTATACACTGTTGTTCGGCTGCGCTCAACCAGAATAACATAATCATGCTTCTGCAATACAAACACCGCGTGGCCTTTAGTCTCAACCTCTTCGGGTTTTGGTATGTAAGTAGCAATCTTCTTGCTGCCATCATCACGGCAGATAATCTGTGCCACTCCCTTGGTTTTGCCAATTGCGCCGCCGGTCTCTGGTACTGCCGGCAAGCCTGTTTTTGTACGAGTCACCTTGATTGTTAATTCCATGATTCTCTCCCCCTCATTATTTGTGTCGGTTTCCCTACACGCATGCAAGAAGTTAACTTTTCACAACTGCTTCCGAAGTTGTCAGGCACTGCATTACCCTACCGCTTTCCCTGGGCGCAGATTGTATTTAGCCATGTAAAATGCTGGCCTTGACCACAACCGCGCAAATCGTTTCCATTCCTGACTGTATTCAATTCGTTCCACCGGCTGGTATAACTGAGCAAAGGGCATCATTCCCGCTTCGCATACTGACAGTAATCGCACCTCATTCTTTTGCATATCGTCACCAATCAGGACATAACAGTGTAAATGATCTCTCTTGTATCCCGCTGCCAACAATCGCGCTGCTGCTTTTCTGATCGCTGGTATTGCTCCGTCATGGTCAGCAGCAAAGAATAGTTTTCGGATCTTTATGCCTCGCATTTCTTCAATATCCCAATCAGTAAGTCGTGCTGCTTCAAGACCACCTTTAAACTCAATTGCCTTTTGCTTTTTCAGCATGTCGTAGGCTTCGCGTCTATGCGATTTCGATTCAGCAAGAAAGTTATTTGCATTCATGATGTTTCCTGGTTGGATCGACAGCTCTCTGAGCTTACCTTCACGCTTCGGAACAAAACAGAATCCGCAATTATTTGGGCAACCTCGGCTAGTAAACGTTACTCCTGGTCGAATATACATCCCCGGAATAAATTCGCCACCGGAATTTCCGAATGCTGGCCCGTCCAATAACACCGATTTATCAGTCCTGCCTTGCCATTGAAACTGCAGTTTTTTACACCGCTCTATATCCCATGTAAACACGCAGCAGACATGCACCGCATCATGGTCTGGAATGAATAGTCCGGGTTCTTCGAAAAATGCCATATCATCGGTTGGAGTAAATGAATTTCGATGTGGGAATACCCGAATTACTTTGTTCACATCATCACCCGACCCGATCACAAAGGCATTTAATATCCTCAATGCCTTTGGCCAATATGTACCTGGCTCCATGAACTTCCACATCAGCCTGAAATTTCTTCTGCGCACTGGATTGATAGCCCTTAGGCTTCTTGACCTCAATGTACACCGTAACCCCGTTACGAATGGCGGTCAGGTCAGATAAGCCCTTATGGCTTCCTAACCCTTGGTGATGCCTAATCACAAACCAGCCATGTATCTGCAAGTATTGCCTGATACCGCGCAGAATTTCAGTCTCTGACGGTTCAGGCTGTTTTTGTATGCGTAAAAAGTTATCCATTGCATTCTCCCCCAATCAACTACAATCAAGCAATCGTTCAATTTCCGTAATAGCAGCTAAAACAGGATATATCTGCTGTGGCATTACAGTGTTTCCAAGGGATCTAACACGGTCCACCCCTCCGGGAATCCCATGTAAGCTTCTGCATAGTCTGGATTTATGTGAGTCAAATCGTCTTTCTGCGTCCTGAAACGACTTGCTAATTTGTCGGACCGATATGTCGGGCTGCCATAAAATCTGTTGCTTGATACCCCTTTCCATTCGCTGGCTGTCATTGTGGGCCACAGTAAAGACTCTATATCTTTGGTGTCTGGCACCGACACTGCAAGCTGGAATAATAAACGGTTGCGCGGTGTAGCCGATACTTTCCAAGTCAGATAACACACTGTCGAGTCCCAATGAGACGTGACCAATAACATTTTCACCAACAACCCAAGGGGACCGTAATTCTGATACAATGTCGAACATATACGACCAGAGTGCACGGTCATCTTCCTCGCCTCTGCGCTCCCCGGTAAGACTGTATGGCTGGCAAGGGTATCCGCCGGCCACAATGTCAATTCCGCTAATTCCTGCACGTTCTAACACTTCCTTCGTGAGTAGTCTTATATCCGGGAAAATCGGCACTTCCGGCCAATGCTTATGCAGCACACGCTGGCAAAATGGATCTATTTCGCAAAAAGCAACAGTCTCCATGCCTGCCCACTGAGCAGCCAAATCAATGCCACCTATGCCGCTGAACAGTGATAATAACCGTAATCGCCTCATGCTGTTTTACCCGTTTTCTTGCATTCACACAGCTCTACCTCGCCGTCCTTATTGCCGACAAAGCCGCTGCCTCCACACTTAGGACATGGCGGCAGATACTTGACAAAAATGTGCTCAGTCAGGAACGTATGCGGCATTTTTATATACTGCTCAGCAGTACCTTCGACCCGGACCTTAACAGAGTATTTACCAGCTGCAACTATCAGATCAATCGCCCTGTATCCTTCGTCCAACACGATTTTCCAAGCCTCCACTGCCCGGGGTTTACCGTTTTTACGCGGATAAGCCTGCCAAAACCGTTCAAACTCTGCGGATAATTCTAACGATTGACCACCATCGATCAATGTCACTGCTGTTTCCTCGGCAGCATTCCCCTCGCAACCCGAAGGGTATAAGTTATCCACAGATTGACCATCCGTCCGTCCTATAGTTGGATTGGAATAGTTATTTGGAATAGTTATATTGGTATAGTTAGGGTAAACGTCATTTACCACCCCTGGTAAACGTGGTTTACCACCCTGGTTAATGTCATTTACCACCTGTGGTAATTCCTGTTTACCACCTGGTAACTGTGGTTTACCACCTAGTAAACGAGAGTTACCACCTTTATCCACAGTTTCATCCCATTTTAAATGAGGTAAATAATACTGATTATTGTCAGCGTCACCACAACTCGATTTCTTTTTTGATACTTTTACAAACCCCAGCTCGTCCAGCATTTGGATACATTTAATAAGTTTAGGTCGGGATATGCCGCCCATCTCCTGAAGAGTACGAAGGGACGGCCAGCATATACCGTTTTTATCTACATACTTAGCAAGTAGGCAATACACGCCTTTTTCATAGAAACTTAATTGATCTATGTCCCATATGTCTGTTAGCCGTCCCATGTCTCACCCCGCTTACCTTTAGAACAATTGCCCGGTTGAAATAAATGTCGAGTACATATTTATATATTTCTGTTTTGATTCATCACCACTATGAACCTTGATATGGCAATCTGTACATAATGAGCAAATATTAAACGATATGTTAGGCCCGCCGTAAATTAATGGAATGATATGATGAAAGTTTCCTTCAAGAAAAGTAATGTAATATCCACCTTCACCATTTAATTCAAGTTGTTTACCGCACTGAATACAATGCAGTCTATCACGTTCAATAACTTTTAATCTTTCTGAGTTTGGAATTGCTTTTCTAATTAACTTTCTTTTATTTGGTCTTGCCACCGTCTCACCCCACTACCTACTGGCACTTTACTCAAACATCACTGTTTGGTCTGGATTTTCTTTTGTTTCCGCTTTGCCTGATACCCACCAATCAAACATTTCCTTGCCATTGGCTTGTCCGGATTCGCGCCCGCGTTCACGATTACGCTTGCAGGCTTTTTCAAAAGCATTAATATATGCCTGTGCTATTTTAGGCCACCGCTTGGCATCTTCCAACATCCCAACAGTGTTGCCCATAGGGCACATTACACAACCAATTCTTTTCTGACCTTCGTCATACAGGGAACAATACGGCAGTTTTCGCAATTCGATATATTCCCAAACATCTTCATTCGACCAATCAATAATTGGATGAAAGTATCGTTTAGAGTTATCGTTATAGCACTGTTCAACCATTTTACGTTTTGACCGTCTAACACTTTCCGCCCAGCGGACACCTGTTACAACTACACGGCCCTTACCGCCACTTTCTTTGACTTCAGCACAGCAATAACGTATTTTTCGTGTAGGTGGGAACCCTTTATGCGCTATCAGTTCCCACATTGTTCTCCTTGGCCTGTGTACCTTGATTTCAAGCCAATGTCTAGGTAATTTATTTCCGGTTAATTTAGCTGCTCTTAAACGCTGTCTGTAACGAACTTTGCGACCTTTTACTTTATAGGTTTCGCGAATAAACTGTACCAACTCAGGCGGGTCAACTGTAGTCAGGTTGTAATGTGCGTCATACTTAACACCGGCACGTTTAAGTAAATCCAACACTACAATACTGTCTTTACCACCGCTAAACGCCACATAATACCCTTCTGGCGGCTCAAACTGCCGTATTCGGTCTATTGCTATCTGTATTTTATTCCGTACACCAAACAGCGTATTTTCTACCAGCATTCCCTCACCCCACCGCCTAGCATTGCGGGAGCCTAAGCCCCCGCCTCTATCTGCTTCTGTTTATGGTCTAACTTGTTACCATCTACATATCCATGGATATAAGCTTCATAATCATTAGTAACCTTTGGCGCCTGTGCCTTTCTTGCTTTTACGGGGTTAAACTTTTCTTTTGCCACTACTACTTCAGTATCTTTAATCAATATCAAACCCCACTGATTCTTCTTTACCTGCTCCTTGAATTTAACCATTAATCCTTCTAAAAAACCTTTAATATAGGTATTCTCATGAGTTGTTCCAAGCTCTCTAAATCGCTTACTATTGTGTTTCACAATTACAACAGCGTGCTGGAAAACCGCTTTAGCGACTTCGATATCTGTTTCTCTACTAATAAGAATGAAATTACGTCTACGAGTACGAGATAATTTTTCTTCTAGAACTTCGCACCTAAAATTTTCGGCAAGTATTGTAATTAGATACTTGTACCACCATGGAGTAGAAGCAAACTCAATTGTTATGTCTTTTACAGCAGGCTTTGGAATGGGTTCAGTTACATCATCCATAGTCAAATCATTTTCCATTAATAACTGTTGAGCCTTGAGTAGTGCTGCGTCAGCTTCACCATTGAAATTACTTTTCGATAAGTTGAATAGTTTACGAACCTTATCTATGACCTTTTCTTGATCCGCGTCCACTTAGACATCACCGCCTCTTTTTTTCACTTCTCGCAATCAGTACGCTTACCACCACAAGCTCAATAGCCTTTTGCGAATCGAATTCTTAACTACTTCACAAACTAGATTTGAGGTGATAGTTATGACTTATAGAGCTAATGGCTCTTATCTTAGATTCCAGACTAATCCTAAAACATCCATAAAACTTAATTCCGCCAGCAAGGCAATGGATGCTTTAATTACTGAAAACAAAGATAAAGCACACTTACGTGATGAACCAGCTGTTAAGTCAAACCAGAATGTTTATGACTCATTATCGGAGTAAAATTAATTAACGCCATCTAGCTCCAATCTCATCTGATTCCGGTCCATCTCTTCTTTTGCCTTTTCGGCTTTATATTTACTATGACACACTCTTCCATAGCCCAGTTCCATCGCTTTCGGAGTCCGGAGCTTCCGGCCGCACCGTTGGCACTGGACTGATTCGGTCGTGGTTTTCACCATGACTCTCACCTCCGCATTTTTGGCAATCGCCCAGGTAAGGCGATCCACTCGGATGCTTGCACCGCTCACAGATAGCCGATATGGTCCGCCACTCCTTACCGCATTTTGGGCATCGCATATGTACCATCGGGCTAACATATCCCGTCTGTATGCCCTCAACACGGCAAACCATGCAGAATGTCCTTGTTGTCTTTCCCGGATGGCAACGCATACAGTTTCTCACGCCACCTTCACCTCTGCCGCTGTTCCCTCCTCCGTTGCCGGATGAAACTCAATACGCTCACCGAACGCCTCCTGCACAGCTTTGACATGGCTGATAACCAGAACCATACCAAACCTATTAGCTACACTCTGAACAGCTTCAATGACCATGGGGAGGAACTCATCGCTCTGGCTTCCAAAGCCTTCATCGATCGTGAGCCAGTCCACCCGGGCGCCGGCACGTCTGGCCAACATTTCAGCCAGGGCAAACCTAATTGCGAAATCAATTCGCAGCTGCTCGCCACCGCTGTAGGTTTCGTAGATCCGTTCCCCGGCCCAGTCACCGACAATGATGTCTAGCGTTTCAGCCATTCCAGACCGACTCTTGAGCTCTTTCTGCGTTTCAAAGCGGAGATAATTCTTGCCACCGGACATTAGGCCTAATATATCATTTGCGATGCGTTCTAATTCTGGTACCGCGTTCTCGAGAATAAGAGCCTGAATACCATCACGACCGAAGGCTTTAGTCAATGTCTGCCACCGTGCCAATTTCTTGGCTAAAGGAGCCATCTCTACAAGTAAAGTTTGATACTGCAATGCATCGGCCTCGAGCGCATCCAGTTTTGCCTGGATACCGCCTAATTTAGCCGTTAGGATCGTTTGTTCTGTTCGGTAGGTATCAATTGTTGTGCGCAATCCGTTAACCTTGTCCTGTGCCTCTTGGCGCAGCGTGTCAGCATTTCCAAGCAACAAGGTATGCTCTTGTTCGAGCGTAGTAATCTGGTTTGTTAACCCATTCAACTCAGTAGTCAAATTCTCGAGAGTACGTGTTGCGCTATCCTTAGCCTCGCGAGCAGCTGGCAACCGGTCTTTAAGCAATACCAATGGTTGCAGCTCTGTTACTCGTTTTTCTTTACCCGGGAGCTCTTTCAAACCGTCTGACAGGGATCGGTATTGATTACGCATGTCCTCAAGACGGGTATTGATATCGATCTGACGGGTTTCAGTGTCTATACGCTGGACTCTCAAGTTGTCAAGCAGCGGTACCATGGCCGCAAGCTTGGCCAGTAGGTCAACATCAGGCTTTAACTGATCAATTTTTTCCTGTAATTCGTGAGGCTCAAGAGGATTAAGATTAACAGATGTTTTGTATTCCGTCCGTTTGGTTTCGGCAATTTTTAGTGTCGCCTGCAGGTCGACAATCTCTTTATCTGCGGCTACTTTCCACAAATTATAATTCTCATTTGTTGTTACTAACTCACCTTTAGCGTTAACGGCATCAACCAGGAAGCGGCACTGCGCACTCTCAATGTTTACGCAATTGGCGTCAGCCAGCATGGCAGTCTTTGCTTCCAGAGACTCAATCTTTTGTTTATAAACCTTTTCCTCACTAAGATATCGATCTTCTGCTCGCAGCAGTTGGTCTCTGCAGTCTTTAACAACGCCATAGAGGCGTTGGTCTTCTTCGTGCTCTTTCTGGCACTCAGTAAGGCGGTTAACGGCAGTATCATAATCAGTTTTTGAGGCTTCCAGGCGCGGCCGATCAGAAATATTGATCTCTAACTTCTGGATCTCTGCAATAGTCTTATCAAGTGACGTAGTAACTGTAGTCAGTTCATTTTTTAGTCGGCTTGCTTCTTCAAAAATAGCATTCTGCTGATCTTTCTTGACCTTAAGTGCAGTGATTCCGTCTCTTAGGCCCTCATGTTCAGTCACAGCCGCCAAGACGGCCTGTTCTTGATTCAGAATGAACTCGGCATCATTAAGGCGCTGCTGCTGTCGGTCGCGCTCTGTTGTCTTGGTGGTGAGTTCTTGCCGCAGGACTGTCGCCCGTTGGGCAAGCTCATCGGCCTGGTTGATACGCGCTTGCAAGTCGGCCAATTCCACCTGTGCCTCCTGCAGCATGGTTTCCGTCTTCTGGATATTGTTGCCTAGCGTGAGCAGCTGTGTTTCGGCCAACAGCTTGTCTCCCTCGATGGAGTCCCGGCCTGCCAGGCGCTTGTTAAGAGCTGACATTTGAACTTTGATACGTTCAAGAGCAATGTTTGCTTCTGAGGCTTTGGCCCGTGCCTTTTCCTGCAGGGTTTCGTACTGATCCAGTTGTAGTATCTGAGCCAGGATGGCCTTGCGCTGGCCAGCCGGCCGCTTGGTGAAGTTACCGGCATCACCCTGGAGAATCATGCTGGAAGCGGCGAAAGTATCGGCATCCAAGTTGAGAAGGTCAATGATCTTCTTCTGCGTTTCCGCGATCGATGCGCCGCTTTTACTGGCCCAGACATCTCCGGATTGACGCTGCAATTCTAGAGTACTCTTGCCACGGCCCTTGGTGGATCGTGTCCGGATGACGCGCCAGGTGTCGCCCTGGTGGTCAAAGTCGAAGGTAACGGATGACTCATTGGCTCCACAACGAACCATGTCATCAGCGCTGGTACCAGCTTTTGTAGTGCCGAACAGGGCGAACATAGGAGCTACGGTGAAAGCCGTTGATTTACCGGCCCCATTGGGACCACAGATAGCCGCTAGGGTAACGTTACTCAAGTCAATTACTGTGTGGGCGATTGCTCCAAAGTTAGTAATCTCAATCCGCAGAGGCTTCATTCTTGAACCACCTCCAGGCAGCTTGTGTCAAATCCCCCTACATAGCCTTCTAGCCTAACGACTTGGCTGCCGCACATTTCCCATGTAATCCAAACTTTTTCACCATGTTTTCTGGCCTCATAACAGTTGACCATGCGGACCTTAGTTCCGATCGGCCAGTTAACCCGCTTGAATTTAGGTTTTCTAGGCATTGTTCGACACCTCCATCAGCTCAGCGGTCATTGCCGCTAACTCGTCTGCTTCAGCATTCTCAATGTCGTGAGCTACAGCCCACCGGCGTACAGCTTCCACAGGACCTATGGCTTCTGTCAGGCCTTCATCTCTTAGCCGATCTGACGCTCTTTCAATGTCCCCCTTAATTTCGGCTACAAAAAAAGCACCCATATCATACAGAGCTTTTTCCAACATCCTACGATTTAGTGCTTTATTTAGGTTTTCACTGCAGCTGTACCGGAGCCGGACGATAGCGTTATTGATATCGCCAAAAACGTCCTCAAAATCTATGTTTCCGTTCACAAAATCGGCAATTCCGTTATCATTAAGCTGTAAAGTGATAAATTTACGGGCAGGAGTGTGTATAAACTTCGATTCGAATTTTCCTTCGTTGAGCTCGTGAATCCAAAAGCCAGCGTCCACTTTTTCATCGTTGAAAGACAGCCGTTCTGGAGATCCTGGATAGAATACGCAACCATTTTGCTGTGGCCGGTGAATGTGTCCAAGGGCGACCAAGTCAAAACCCTTGATGGCATCTGTGGTCAAGATAGCCTCGTTTTGCTGCAGCACGTCCTCAAAGCCAGTATCGGCCAGATCGTAAGTCATGTGGCTAACAAGAATAGCTGGAGAGTAATTGGAATCTTGCAGTAGGCTCTGGCACATATCTGTGATGTGTTCGGTCATGAGGCAATGAACTTCATGTGCCGGCAGCCCCTTATATTCGTCCCGACTTACAAAATTAGAGCGATCCATCCCTGGCACAAGCGCCAGGGAAAAACCTTCGCCAAAGCTATCAATGTCAAACTGCGTTGGCTCTGTAACGATAGTGACCTGCGACATTTGATAATCTTTCAGCAACTCATAGGCGCTGGACGGATCATGACTAGGTGTACCGGAAATAATTAGCACCTCAATATTGTTGCTGGTCAATTTCCTGAGCCAGGCGGCAGCCGCGCGAATCTCACGGCTGGCCTTATCTAGGGAAACATCAGCCTTCCGAAACATATCACCAGCTACAATCACCATTTCGCATCCTTCGGTAATGATCCGGTCAGCAACCCAATCCATTACCCGGCATATATCATCGAATCTGGCTGTTGGACTGGGGCCGGGATAACCCAGCCCCCAATGTATATCTGCAATGTGACATATCCTCACGATACAACACCTGGTATTGCCGCTTGCAGGATCAAATCCTGCAAGCCATCTTCGTCAGTATCCGCAATAAACTTAATTACCGCACTGGCTTCAGCCGTAGATAATTCATTTATCGGTTTCTTTTTGACATAAAGAATAATGTTTTTTATGCTGTCTTCGTCGACGCCTTTACGTTTTGCATCGCCAACAATCTTTCCATACTGTTTATCAGAAATACGGCCACCGTTAGAGGGAGGCGGTTGGAAGCTTACACGCTCATCACTAGCCTGTGGATTACTGCGCTGCTTCTCCAGTTTGTCCTTGACCACTTCCCCACTCTCGCCCTCAAGCCAAGCTTCCATTTCATCTTCTGACTGGCTGAATATGCCAGATGTCCTAGTAGCAGATAATGTAGCATCAACCAAGGCACGTTTTTTGGCCATCTTAAGAACCGTATTCCATTGGTCAATTAAATCCGGATTTTCGAGCCGGTACCGTGTATATTCTTTGCCGGTCTTTTTACTTTCAAAAGTCTTACTAATCAATGAATCTTTATCAATACCTTTAGGCAAATCACTTTCAAACACCCAGCGATAGCGGTACTTGCTTTCGTAGGAACTGGCTTCTCCAACCCCTTCCGAGATGATTAGTCCTGAACTGCGGTGAACGATCTGTACTACCACTTCAGCAAGGTAGTATCCCGTTTTGAAATCCCGGGTTTCGTGTTTCTCTTTGATCAGTGGAGCGTAACCATAAAGCTCATTTAATTTTTCTGCTCCAGGCTTTAAGAGACTTGGTTTATCCGTCCCAGGGATAATGCCATAATCCTCATCTTTTTTCATCACTCGTTTGAAAAACTTTTGAACCAGGTCAAGCTTGGTTTCCATATCGGCTAAACGAGCTGCCATTTCACCGGACCCCATGCCATTCATATCCACCAGGGCACCATCGTTGGTACCCTGACTATGCAACACTGCTACTTCTGACATTATGCCACCTCCAAATTTTTATTCAAAATCAAAAACCCATCGGCAATCAAGTCTGCAAAGTCAGCCATGCTCAGCACCAATTCCAATTTGGCATCCTCTGTCTCAATTATCACGGTTATGCTTTTGCCGCTACGAGTAATGGATTGCTCAAAGTCTTTGCTCTCTGTAAGATCAAGCTCAGTCTTCGTCATTTGCCACGCCTCTTTTCCTCAATTATTAGGGTGCTCCACTTACTACCACACTTAGGGCACTCATAAGTACGAATTCTTTTGCCGTTATGCACGATTTTCCCAGGTGTCTGACAGGAAGGGCAGTTGGTTACCATCTTGACATTACTCATGCCGCCACCCGCCTTACAGCATCTTGTACACCGCAAGCATAGCCAATTAGATAAGCATTACACTTTTTCATCGCCACATGAGTATATCCAGTCACAAACCGAATAGCCTCATCATTTGTCAATCTTGGCCAATCCAAACTAATGGCGTCTTGATAACCCTGTTGAAACTTGGTATAATCGAATTGAAAACATTTCTTATCCGTCTTCTCAATGGAGTCGGATTTTTTTATTTGTGTCGGCCAATCATTAGGAGTGTACTGTTTCATCACCATACCCCTTTCAAAAATTCATAAATGAAATAAGCACCCAAAATTAGGTTTATTGGTTTCCATGGATTAAAACGTTTACTACCCTGGGTATCCGGTATGGACCTAACTACGCTAATGTTATTAACTTGCCGAACATTACCAGAGCTAAGTTTCAATCGCCCTAACCAATAATCAACTAACTGACCACCGCAGCCATAAGCCCGATCCATCATGAGCACCTGGTCTTTTGTTGGGTCTTTGCCTTTTTCAATCCTCTCGATTGTCTTAGGACTCATAGCTGTATGCATTGCTGCTATGTCTCTGCTCCAACCTTTAAAGATTCGCAATCCCTTATACACCCCTTTTTCAGACATCAATGGCTTAATTTCTGTCAAAGCTGGCATTCTGTTTCACCCCCTTTCAAGGTACAATGACATTGAAATCGGGAATCTCCTTGAATCTGTTCCCCCCCCCATCTGCCCTGCCGTTACTCCCGGTAGGGCTACTTTTTTTATACAGCCAGTGCGATAATAAGCATTACTATCAGTAACCATTTCTGCTTTGGACTCCATTCAAGCCCATCGGTGTCCAGGTCCACACGCCAACGAAGGTTATGGACTTGCTTATTATCGGTACTCGATTTCACGCATCACGCCTCCTTCCTTTGCGACTCAAACCACGCAGCCTGGCTTCTAATGCTTCTGCCTTGCGTAGCCAATTGGCCTGTAAGCGGAAATAGTAGTCGCGCTCACAACTGCTGCGGGCCTTCAAGATAAATTCACCGTAGAGCGCCGTCATTTGATTTGCCTTGGTAAGCTTGTACAATGTTTTAGTGTATCGTCCCACGTCTCAAGCCCCCTTCTGCGGCAGTTTCACGAAAGGCTTGTGGCAAAGGTAGTTGTCATGCACGTCCACTACTTTTGCCTGCTTTTCATCATACATCTGTGTACCGGTACCCGGCAGAATCTTACCGCCACAGGTGGCACAGTTTTTGCGCTTTGCCAAGATATCACCCCACTTGTCCAAATTCATTTCAGCCGGAATTATCCGGCTTTGTTATCAGTTTGCTCCTTGCGAGTTGACTCAGTATCCAGCACAGAATCAAAGGCTATACCTAACCGCTGGATAAACCATTCAGGCGGCTCCGTGCTAACAACACCATCTACGGCAACATAGCCTAGAAACTGTACAGGATGCTTTTTCTTAGGTTTGCTTGGCATAGTTACCCCCTCCCGGTTAATATATATGCAGCCATAGATTGTACCCTTGCCTGTAATTAAGGTGTAACACTCCATAATACTATGTGATACTTTTTAATACTTTGCTACTCCGCGTGCTATGTTCGACTTGCAGTTATTTGTAGCAAGGAGGGCTTCGTTTGACAACTAAACTTCCAATGGTCGGTGTTCGCTTAGAAAAACTTGCTCATCGTAAATTCAACTATATTTCTTATATGAATGGACGATCAGCAAGTAAGGAAGGCCGACAAATCTTGCTACGTTACATTGAGCAGTACGAAAAGAAAAATGGCGAAATTACATTAGAACAATTACAGCAATTAGAGGAACGGCTGCGGGGTCAAGATACTTGACAATTTAATACAGGGATTTTATTCCTCCTGTCGAAATTGGATAGCGAGAGGAGGTGTTACTATGAGCAATAAGATTTGTCCTTTAATGAGTAGCGCGGACAAGCAAGTCGAGTGTCAAACGGATAAATGCGGATTTTGGTTTAAAGATTTACACTCATCTACAGCAGGTTGTTCTCTCCCTCTTGCTGTTAGCGCTCTAAGAGCTAAGAAATAGGATCGACATAAACAGCAGATATTTGCAAGTTTTCTTTTAGATTAGAAGCTATTTCTAAAATCAAATTAGCTTCTAAATTGCTCAGGTTATGTTTGACCAACACATCAACAACTTCCTGAGCAATCTTTTTTCTACCCTCGGTTATCTGATCTGAACAAAATAAGGTATCTCGCAAAAATCTCACCCCCTTACCCAGTTCTTGGCAGTGTCGGTTAATTGACTAATTTTATTGGCTTGCCTGACAAGCCGAAAAGGAATGAAATGTGTGAGTGAAATATTTGTAATAACAGTAGGTATTGTCGTCTTTCTAGTTGTCGCAAATGGATATTGTCACGGCTACAAAACAGAAACTGTTGATGCGTTGCTTGGGCTAGTAAGCATTGCTTGCCTTGTCTACGGATTTTATAAATACAAATTATTTGACATGCTTTATTTATTAGGTGGTTCCTTTGTATGGGGTAATTTTTGCAATATAGTCATACGAAAACTATTTACCAAAAACTAACCCCCTACCCAGTCCTCGGCAGCGTTGACTGTTGGTCTGATCCTAAAGCCTGAGCAATCAGCATCAAGATAAATGCATTTTTAGATACGCCCAGGCCACTAACATGCTGCTCTAACTTGCCATTCATATCCTCAGGTATGCGTACCGAAACCATCTCCTTTTTCGGCTTTAGTGAATTCATTATGAATCACCACCTTTATTTAGATTATAAAGTGAATTCACTTTGTTGTCAAAAAGATTCTTTTGAATAATCTCCTGAATAATTTATAATGAATTCATATAGAATTCACAGGGAGGAATTATCTTGGCTACTGACAAAAGACAATTCACTTTACGGCTTCAAGAAGAAAACTTTCTAAAAATCAAATTTCTAGCTGATAAAGATCGCCGTTCAATTGCTATGGAAATAGAATATATACTTGAGCAGTATGTCGCTGAGTATGAATGCAAACACGGTAAAATTAATCTGGAGGGAGCTGAGTAGTTTGGATAATGTACCATGTCCATTCAACATCAAGCTAACCGGACCAGCATTCATAGAAAACAATCAACGAATTGATTTATTAGACTTTGCAAACACTTTACTCGAATTTCATAAAGCGCTTGATAAAACTTATTGCATTTTAACTAACCAGCAGCGCATATCTCCCTCTAATCGAAAACAATACCAACTTATTACCAAGAGTATTACTAAGGGTTCATTACTGTTAGATAACGAGATTATTTTTAATAGTGCACAGCTAGTGCTTCCTATAGTTGGCATTATAAACCCGCAAACAATATGGGAATATACGTCAGCCGGATTCAAGTTTTTAAAAACTGTATATGAGCTATTTAGCAAAGAAAAGAAAGCGCCTCAGTATGTTATCAATAACCCCGTAAACTGTAATTTTATTACTGGAGATAACAATCTTATCAACTCTACCGATAATATAGTTACTGTCGGAGATCCGCGGATACTAGATATAGCCGCAAAGTCAAGACCACATTACGGTGCCATTACCAAGTCATTAAACGCTAACAATATTGAAGGCTTTCAGGCTGGTTTTAAACGTGATACAACTAGTGAAATTGCATTAGATTTTAATGACAGAGGCATGTTTAAACAGCGAAGCATTGTCGATAAAAACCCATTGCAATTTCATGCAAAAATAATCGATTTTAACACCGAAAAAAGAACTGGAAAACTCAAGATATTTGACCTTGCAACATCTTCGTTTAGTCATGATTACAACTTTTCCATAATTGGCGACCAGGATATCATTCCTTACATAGAAGCGCTGAAACACCCGATGGTTAGCATCACTGCTTTGAGCGAGAATATTTTAGACCCCGTTCATGGTTTGAGGCCTTTAAAATACCAATTAATCGACATAGAACAGAAAATGGTAAGCTAACCACAAATATGGTTGTCTTACAAAAAGTCTTAATGTCCTCCCAAAGCCTAAGAAGAAAACTTTTATTAAATACATTAACAGTAACTGGAGCTGTTCTTTCTAAGACGGTTTTTTCTCCGCAACATGGGCAACGAAATTCTTCAAAATATTTCATTAGTAGTCGCCCCCTTGATGATTAGCCAGTCCTCGGTAGCGTTGGTTAATTGACTAATTTTCTTGGCTTGTCGGACAAGCCAGAGAGGAGATGAGTAACAATGCGTTTATCCCCTATTCAGCAAAAGCTTCTTATAGGCTATTTGTTTTGCATGTTAATTTCCTGCATCTATGTTCCTTGGGAAGCAGGGCCATTAAATCCTAAAGCTTTAAGAATTCCTGCCGGCTATGCACTAATCTTTAATCCACCAGTTTTTTACGAATACAGTACAACAGACTACAATCCGTTTGCTAAAGAAACGAAAACTGAAAAATACCATATAACCGGAATAAACTACAAGATATTGATTACCGAAATAGCCGGAATAACTTGTTTTTTTGGAGTGATCTATCTACTTACAGTGAACCGTAATAAAAACACTTAAAGCTAGACAAACACGGAAAGGAGGTAACCAAATGCGTAAATCAATCATTATTCTTTTGCTTATCGCACTACTTCTTACAATTACCGGAACTGCATCTGCTGAATTTTACAAATTAAGCTTAACGAGAGTAGATCAGGATTTGTACAGAGATGAAACGTCTCGGTATTACTTCAGAACCCAACTTTGCCTTGAATTAGCGCTTGGTGAAGATGCAATTTATGACTCTGATAGGCAACAAGTGACATTTATGAGCAGTGGAAGCACTTATGATGTGGTTGGTATTTTTAAATAAACCGTAGGAGATGCGTTTGCTTGAAAAAACGATTGGTAACTGTTTTAGCAATTAGCTTGTTTCTAATATTAAGTTCGGTTACCTGTTTTGCAGAAGATCGTTATCAAATACTTGCATCTACAAAGCAATCTACTTACTACCTTGATACCCAGACGATAAAATTTGCAAGAAACACCATAACTAATCAACTCAATACAGACATAGTAGATTTCTGGGAAAAAGTTATTTATTCCGAAGATGGAATCAGGTTTGTAATCGAATTTCGTACAAAAAAACGCTTACCACTTAAGGGATACGAAAATTTTAATCATGCATTGTATCATTACCGTATAAATTTAAGGGCAAACCAAATATTAACATTGCGGGCTATCGACTATGATTCAAACGGGCAAATACTTGCAGAATATCAACACGACTCTTCATGGCATGATACAATACCTGACAGTCTTGGAGAATACAAGTTAAAGTGCATTAAGGATTTTGTCACCAATAATTACGACATCATTTACGGCAGAAGTTAGTACTGCTATTTAAAACAATAATTAATGAACTACCCAGTTTTCGGCAGCGGTTTGGACTGGTCTTGTACGATATTTTCGGACTCGATAGGTAAAAAAATATCAGGTGTCCCACCATAAACCTTTGCCAATTTAACAGCTTCCCCATAATCAAGCCTAATATTGCCACGCTCTACCTCTGATAACCATTGCTTTGTTCTCCCAAGAGGTCTAGCTGCTTTCTCAAGGGTAAAACCTATTCTTTTTCTTACTTCTCGATACTGGAATCTCATATATAATTCACCTCACTTTTGTCCGGTATTGTTTGACTTAACTATATTTTAGTCCTGTTATATCGTACTGTCAATAGTTTTTGTCATTTTTTTTCGGACTTGATTGTTAGTCCAGTAATAATGGATTATAATTAATCTGTGAGGTGATATAATGTCCACTTTTAGTCAAAGACTTAAAGAGCTTAGAATTGATAGGGCCTTAACTCAATCGGAGTTTGGAGCTTTATTTAATTTATCAAAACAAACTATTTCTGGTTACGAAAAGGGAGATGCTGCACCTCCAATTGAAACGCTGCAAAAATTTGCAGATTTCTTTGGTACTACCACCGACGACCTTTTAGGCAGAAAACCAATAAAAATAATCCCTAACGAAGACGGCATAATTACAAAAGAAGATATGCGCAAAGCTGGCATAACATCTGAAGAAATCGACATAATCAAAGTAACAAGAAAAGAAGGCTTAACCGCTGAAGACATTCAACATTTAGCTGAAGTTGTAAAACGCCATAAATCAAACTCTGCCGATCATGTAGATAAAAAACAGCATGATCCTAAAATTTTTTTGCCCTAA